TTCATAACTGATTTTTCAATTAACCAATCAACCACCATGACAATTAAAGGAGCAAATTTAAAAAAGATATCTTGAATATCTTTAAATTTTCCTGTTCCTTCTGCTGCGAAAACTGAGAAAGTTAAAATTGTCATCACAAAGAGAATAATTATTTTTTTCATATTCGTACTACCTTATAAAATTCAAATTGATAGTTATTAGCAACACCAATTGTTTTAAAGAATTTTTCATCTGCTATTATTTCAACTTCCAATTCAATATCTTGTAACTGCCCAAGTCTTACAATTTCAAAAATATCATCCACGGCCTCTTTGTTGATTATTGTTAATCCCCATTCCGTTTCGTTAAGATCCGTATTAATTAATCTGTAAGCACCTTGGGAAAAATTTGTATCTTCAATTAATACTGAGATATCCGAATTAAATTCGAGCTGTAAAGTTGGTAATAAAGTTTGATTAACATCAACATTAAAAGGCCTAGAAATTGAATCGTAATCATAATTAAAACCTCCGAATCCATCAAAAACAACTTGCTCAACTATGTTAGTCTTTTCAAAAAATGAAGGCAAATTTACTAATGGGCCGTTAAAAAAAGTGACCCCCTCAAATTTATCATGGGGCCCTGTATCTCTTCCCTTTTGATCCAAAGAATTAATTAACTGACTAAAAGAAACTGTCTTTTCATCAATCGTAAGAAATTCGCCATCTCTTGCCGTTTGATTATCTCCTGTTGGATCTAATGGATTGATGAAGATGAAAATCATTTTCTAAGTTCCTTTATAATATCGTATTGAATCCTTTTAATATCTTTCAATTCACCAAGTATCAAAGTATTCATCGCTACTTGAAAATCTTGGTTAGATGAAGCTTGCACTTGAGTTTGAAAACGAGATTCTAAATAAATCACGCTCATAACTCCAAGTCCTATTAACATAAATGCAAGCTTAATATCTTTCACTTAATTTATCTCCATTGGGTCAATTCTCCGACTGTTATTTCATCGTCAAACGTAGTAAGAGCTTTATTTAAATCGTCCCAAGCTCCTGCTGCTTCTTTATTAGGCTGATCGGATTTTTTTGATACAGAACCCGGATAAGTTATTTGAAACATTCCCGTTTCTCTTGTTGCAACTATGAAAAAATCATTATTACATGGAAAAAATCTCTGTAAATCGACACTCACCCCGAATTCAGACATATCTATCCGAAATAAAAAGTTAAAATTATCGTCATAAACCTCAATGTCAGTTCCAAATCTTGGTGCGATAAAAATTCTATCTCTTAAAACTATAAATGGTTGACGATCCATATCGTTATTAACTAAAGACGCTTGTTCTATACCAATAGAATTATATTTTCTAATTACCAAGGCTTCTCTAAAATAAATGTTTTCATTTTCGTCTATATCAACTTGTCTGCATGTATCTGCAACCATTGTTAACTCAACATTTGATTTAAAAGTTGTATCCTCGATACCTGTAGAAGAGAATTTTCTACCATTGACTAAAATAGATCCGTCACTTAATTCGGCCATTATTTGAGTTGAATAATCTTCATCATTTAAATGTGTAAAGTTTGCTGTTTGGGTAAATCCAAGATCAATTTCACCTGTGGAATCTATTTTTGCAAGATCACCCATTGAAGTCATAAACCATTCTCTACCATTACTAATTATTAGGCCTCCATCTTGTGTGAACATAACGCCTGAAGGTACTGCATCAATTCCAGTTTCTGTAATAGGCCCCGCAGGCTCAAAATCGGCCTTAACACCAAGCGGAGTCATGAACCAACTGTTTTGATTTATATCTGTTGTCGTATCAATATCATTTCCAGTTAGACAAATCATTCCATCACTGGCCCTGACTTCAAGCCTTACTCTTCTTCTATCAATTGCTGTTATAGTAGTTACAAAAGGAGCAAATTTTTGAAACAAGAAAGCTTCTTCCTTTATATATTGAACCGATAACGAGATAGTTACAAATAGTTCTGTTACATTGGTGGGATTTACTGTCAAAGTTAATTCACCGTTTGACGCACGATATGTAATATCTTGTTGTCTTGATACTGAACTAGTATTCGATTGGTAAAGATATTGTTTTCCGTCTATGTCTAGTATTGCATCAATCTTAATTATCGTAAGTCCTGTAGGTAATATAACTTCAATAAAACCACCTGTAAGTCCAGAAGCTCTTATTTTTTGTTCAAAAACCGGAAAGCCTAAAATTTCAAAACCCAAATCAACTTCTTCATCAAGGTTTGGAAAACTTGCAGCACCACCGCCCGATGATGCGCTTAACTCTATCCAATTAGCCACGTTAAAAGTTGCACCCGATGTAAAGCCTGTAATTGCCCTATAAATCAAGTTGGAAACTTCTTCAAAGACAACATCATCAGTTTCATAATCTGTTGTTGGCGTCCATTTCTCAATACCACCACCACCGATTGAATCTTGTGTATTAAGTCTTAAAACTTCCGTTTCTGTCGTGGTACCAAATTCTTTTGTATAAAAAATTATCTCTGATCCATGCTGGCCTGTCGTTGTATCTTCAAAAGCTACAACTTCAATTCGTGCCATTGAATCAACTGTTGCGCCTGTATCATCACGCCCAAAGAATTTAATTTCCCCGATAATATCGCCTGTTAATGTTTGCCCTGTTCCTGCCAATCTTGCTCTGTCTAATACAAGAAAAGCATTTAAAACATCGCTTGTTTTATCAATGGTAAATGATCCATCTGAATTACCAAAAGTCAGCTTATTTGTAACCGTATTAAATGTTGCTAAAGTTAAATCTGTGCTGCCATCAAATATATTCAAATTTAATGTTGGTGCATTAGTGTCATCAATCCAAAGGCCTCCTGTGACAAGCTGTGCTGGTCTAGAAGATCCTGACGAAGTGCTAAGAAGTGAAGCTTCTTGTAAGCTTAAAATGTTGGCTAATTGCGTTCCACTGGTCGTGGTAGCATCAATAGTTCCAAAATAATCCTGACTCATATTTTTCCCTCTTTTTATATTATACTAAATTATTACATCGTTTTGGTATCCAAATCCTTTTGCAAGAAAATCAAATGTTCTTGGGATTGTCTGATCTTGAGAATCTCTAAAAGTTATATCAAACCCTGTTTCGTCTGAATTTTCAATGGTCCAATAGTCGCCCGACAAAGAACTTTCCATCGATATAGAAATTGCTGGTTTTAAGTAAAAATAAGGTGAGTAATCCACTCTAAAAGTGCTGTCTGGGGATTGAATATCATTTTGCGAATAAGTTCGATCAGGCATATCAACTTCAATTAAGCCGTTGATAAGTCTTGGTGAAACTGATTTTTCAAGAGAAGATAATTTTATTCTAAATTGAGCAATTTTAAAAGTGAAGTCGCCGCTTGTGAATTTTCTAAATTCTGTAAAATCGTCGCCTGTCCCAAAACTGATTTTAATAATAGAAGATAAGGTCAACCAAGAATCAATTGCTGAAATACTTGTTGCTCCCCTAACTTGCGCCTCAACTGACCAATCGGAAGAAGTTACCTGACTCATTGTAGGAACAAAATCATTTGTAAGATTATCCCAACGATCCATGAAATCCAAAAGACTAAGGCCAACGGCTTCAATCTTTGAAGTGTATCGAGCTTGAACAATTGTCCCAAGATCTATGAATTCCGTATAACTATAAAATCCTTCACTAAAAAATTCATCATCCCCTGATTCTAATAAAAGCACTGAATCAGATAAAACTTGAGTGTTATCATTAAACCCTGTTAATGCAGGAAAATCATTTACCGATTGTATAAAGTTTAAATCAACAACATTTGCAATATTCGTTATAGCTTTTCTTGCGTTAAGTGACTCTTGCCCAAGAAAATTAACGGCCTTGATAAAGTATGAACCTGTTCGGGAGTTAATTGTAATGTTGTCTGTATTTCGATCAAGTATTGCAATTGGGTAAGCATCTGACCATGTTAAACTCGGTAATAATGAAGGTGAAAATCTTATCGCATAATTTCTTATACCGCATTGTATAACTGGCACCCACTCTAATTGAAGTGATTCATTTATTACATTAATGGAAAATTCTAGAACATCATCAAAAGGAATAAATAATGGATCAGGCGTAACAGAGGATGATTCAACTGTATTAATATTGGCCTTAGCTCCTGATGCGCTTAAAGCTAAAACTTTAAACTCATGTAAAAGATTTAGATCATTTGGACGAACAGTGTAATTAAAAGATTCTTCTACTGTAATCGTTACTAACTCAAATAATTCTCCATCAACTGCAACATGAACTTCATAATTTACAACAGGTATATCACCGCTGTAAATCCAAGATAAATCTATAGTAAAAATATATGATCCTAACTCATTTGAACATATTCTATTATCACCGTCGAACTCTAAGGTTAAAACAACTTGATCCGGTGCCGTTGTATTATTAGGATCGTTTGGATTTATTGTGGGATCATAATCTGCGATAACCGTTTTTTCTGCTGTATAAATACTTTCATTAAATTCAACCAATGAAATTGCTGCGGATAAATTGCTGGTTGGTACTATTTCTTTAATAATATATTTTACTGATACAAGATCTGTGAATCCAATTACTGCAAGACTTCCAATATTAATATTTGTTAATGTAGAAAGTTGTAACTCTGTAGATGATATAACTTGAATTACATCACGCTCTATAATTTCACCTAATGAATTTCTAATTTGTATCTTGTCAAAATTTTCCGATATTGGGGCATCAATTGTAATTATACCCCCTGAAATACCAATTATTCTACAAGGAAACCCTCCATTTTTCATAACGTCCTGTTGCCATAATACAAGATCCCCTCTTTGACTTGCTAAGTTTTCAATATCAACTTCAATTGTAACTTGCTCTTGTCTTAATAGGGCCTGTGCAAGCATGTAACGCCCAAACGCATATGCCTGTATATCTCTTGTAATACCAAACGATTCTAATTCCTCAAGCTTGCTGCCGCCTATTGGTGAATCATCTGCAAAAGCATCAAAAAAATCTACTGAAAATAACTTATCTCTATTTAAAAACTTAACTGAAAATCCATCAATTTTTTCGGTGTAATTCCTAGAAGATGAAAAAACCTTTATGTTTCTATTGGAAAAAATTTGTGTTGGTATGTCTTGGAACTGGTCAATTATAACCCCATAATTTGAATCAAATAAATGGAGTGAAGCCCTACCAGTCGAACATATTGAGTTAAGTAATGTCCTAACTGTTTGCGAGTCACTTATTGCGAAATTTGTTTCATGCTTATATGTTTCTTGAAATTCATCTTCATCAACTTCATTTTCCACTTCACAAAATTCTGCCCATTCAGAAATTGAATTTGTGTCAATCCTATCTTTAGAAACTGCCCTTTGATTCAATTCACCTGTAAGAAGATCAACAAAGATCCAAGCAGGATTTGAGGTAGCTTTTTTATTTGAAAAATCCACCCCATCATAGAAAGGCAAAATGCTATGAGAAACTAAATTTAGATCTGCAATTTGACCTGTCAATTGATCTGTAGACTTAATTTTTAATTCTAAAAAAGTATGCTTAACCTTTGTATTAATTATTAATGTAGTATTCTCTTTAAATGAGGTTAAAGAGCTCCAACTAGAATCTGTGTTCGTTCTAAAATTTGCATTATTAGTTGAAGTAAGCCTCTCCAACTTAATGTCAAATTCCCCTGTACTTGGAAGATCAAGCTCAAAGGAGAAAAAGAAACTGGCATCAAAATTTGAAGTAACTGTAAAACGATCCGATTCGGTTCTTAAAAATCCCCCAATTTCAAGAGGAATAGATTGCCCAATGTCTCCTATGTCGTTTTTATTGCCAACTGGAGGACTAACTGGCAGCCTAATTGATTTTCTATATGAAAAAGATCTATTAAGAGTTACTTCTGTTAAGGTAATTAAAACGATAGTAAAAGTTGAACCAAGAATAAAGTACTTATCGCCAAAGTTGGGAAACGGTGCACCTGCTGCCAATTTATATTTAAAAGTTGTTCCTGACCAAAAATCATTTTTAACAATTCGGATTATTCTACCTCTCGAGAACTTGCTATATGCTCTAATATGTATTAGTTCAGTAAAATTTGATTCAATAGGCATACTAAACTGATCGTAAACCGTCGCTACATCAACCCCAGTAATACTTTTTAATTCTGATCTTGGGTAAGGTGTAAAAGTTCCGGCCCCACTTGGTGAACGGCTTACCCTATAGGTTACACTTTCACTAACTTTTGCTCCCGAAGTATTTGATCCAAATAAACCCATGGGAAATTGAATAAATATTTCTATCTTTTCCGTATCTAGTTGAGTTGTTCTAACAACTTCAACGCCATCATCATTTAAGTTTGCCCCAACTGCATCTGCAAATCTGTCGGCTCTTCCCACGTTGAAAATTGTAAAATCATCCGATGTGTCCGTAAAAATTATGTTTGTTTGAACTTCATCAAAAAACTCAAGATCTGTTTCACCAAGTTTTATATCGCTTATTTCATATTCACCTAATCCAATATCAAACAAGGCGTAAAAGAAAGTTATCTGATCCGCATTTTTTCCTTTTATTTCGTTATATGGTTGGCTTGCATAATTTGGAAATGATCTAATTTGCCCATATGTTCTTGTAACAGGCGCTAAATTTCTCGCCGTATTTCCTGATCCTGTAATGATATTTGTGGCATCGGCTGCACTTCCCGATATGCTGCTAGTTCCCCCAAAGGACGGTTTTGGGGGGGGAATTAAGGCATTTAAAGCGAGAGTTGCCCCAACATAAAGCCCAATTTTTAATGCAGCAAATCCAATTTGAGCCCCAACTGTTTGCCCTCCGGGAATAAAACTAATTCCAACGGCAATTGCTATTAATGCAACCATTTTAAAAATTTGCCCCGAATCACCACCGCGTGGAATAACTTGCACGATTAAAACGGCTCGATCATTGGGCCTAACATGCTTATACATTTTCTTGGGTATTTCAAAATCTTGAATGCAAACTTTTGCATAGGAATGAAGTTTTAAAGGAAGATCCACTTCATCAATTAAAATCTGCTCAATCGTTCGATCATTAGTTATTATTGTCTTTTTAGACATTGAGCTAAATATGTTTTTTCTGTTATACAACTTCATTTGTGAACCTATAAAAGCCTAAAATTCTATTTCGCCATTTAACTGAGTTATAATTTTCAATACATGAATTACTTTTTTCATTGAAAATATGGAGCATCTTTCCTTTTTTTATTATAACTCCAAGATGCGTACCGAACCCAAGGATTGAAAATAAAATTAAATCACCTTCAATTGGATCTTTAACTTCTTCAAATAGTTTCTTGTTATCATTTACCGTTTTTTCAATATCACTCGATTGATAAATATCTTTCCCAAGGAATCGGGGCAAATTTCGCCTTAGAACGATTCTGTTATAAAGCCATACAAGACCATAGCAATCAAGTCCAGAAAAGCTCCTACCGTCCTTTTTGTAATCCAAATTTAAAAATCTATCCACCGAAAAGGCCTCTAAAAGTATCACCCTTATATAAGTATGAAGGAACTAAAGCATTTAAAATATCTTCATAAATTAGTGTTGCACTTATTTTTAGTGAGTCATAAGAAATATTAACAACTTTTAAATCCTTGAATTGAACTTCTACAACATCAGGAAAATCCCCAAGAACTAAATCTAGTTCAACTATTGGAGGATTTACAATACTTCTAAATTCATCAACTAAAGCCAAACTTACATTATCAAATTCAATCGCAAATTGACTTGGCTCGTTGCTTGTTTCATCACCTACCACAACCAAAAAAGGGAACGCTGTATAAACTTGAGAATTGCTTGTTAGATCCTCGTTATTTCCACACAAGAAAACCGTAGGAAATTCGCCGTTTGGAGAAATTAAACGTAAAAGCCAAATTTCAGCTTGACCCGAATTTTGATTGAAAATGTGTTCTCTAAATTCATTTGAAAATGCCATTACATTTTTTCCAAACTAAATGCTATCGAAAAGTTTTCAAATCCTACCAAGTTAAATGTTGGAGCTTCTATAAATCTCACTTCAATATCTGTACCAGTATTTAATGGATCATTAAAAAGAAAGGTTAAAGATCCATCTTGTAATGTTGTATTGTAAAATTGAAAAAATATATCAAGTTCTGTTTTTGTAAAAAAGATATTTCCTGTAAACTTATCATTTCTTTTCGTATTTCTTCGCCTGACTTTTGGGGGACCAATTTCCATGTCCGATTCAATAAAGTTTTTGTCGATCTCATAACCGAATGAAGGGATCTGTAATTTATCGCTTATTGCGCTTGGATATTGTTCTGCCATTAGAATTGCCCTGCCCTTGATAATCCAAAACTATTAGAGAATACGCTGTCAAATGATCCTGAGCTTATGCCCTTTTTAACTGAGTTTGTTATTAAGACTTCTATAACTTTATTTCCATCTGAGTCGGAAGTTTCCGAAACTGAGGCCCCTGCACTTGTCTGATTTATTACGGTAACTTGAACATTCGAGCCGCCGCCTTCGACTCCAAGCACTCCATTACGGCGAGTTAAAGGGAGAATTGCCTCGGGGCCCTTTTCGCCCATAATCCCCTGATTAAAAGATCCACCACTTTGAAAAGCAAAAGCTGTTGGAGAGCTTACTACTCCACCCTTTCCAAAGCTTGCTATACCACCTGAGAAAACCGCGCCGTTTGCTGCTCCTGCTGCTCCTAATGCTGCCACTGCTCCGCCGCTTGTTCCTCCAAGTGCTCCAGCAAGTCCACCGAAAGCCGTTGCTAAATTATTAGTAATGGCTTGTCTTACTGCTATTCTTAACAAGTCCTCTATTACACTATTCGCAAAAGCTTTAAATGCTTCTTTGGCTGTTTTTGTGCCATCAATAAATGAGATAAATTCATTTTCAAAAGATAAAAACATTTCATTAGTTGCATCTTGGAACTGAGACATTATAGTAGTTGATTCGAGAAATCCATCTGCTGCCCTTCTAATTCCCGAAAGTCCATTTGCTACTGTTGGGGCCCTTTCCGCTGTCTCTATTAGTTTCTTATTAAACTCTTCTGCCCATGCGTTTAATTCTTTAGTTGATTCAATTAATTTTTGTTGCGTATCGAATTGATCTTGTTGAGCCTTTATTAAATTTTTATGTTGTTGGGCAACTAATTCTATGGCCGCAGCTTGCGCCTTTA